AGACATAATCTGTTCAGCTTCTTGATCTTTAATCTTGGCGTTACGCTCCATGATTTTAGCGTTATAATTAGCTGCTTGCATAGCAGCTTTACCACCAAATACATCTCCAAAAAAACTCATTATTTTATTATCCTCGCAAATCTTATAAAGTCTGAACCATCGGGTCCATATCGTTTCATTAATCCTTCTTCTTTCAAACCTAGCCACTTGGCAAATCTTAATGCCACATCGCAATCAGCTTTAACGGAAGTTTGTAATCTTTTTATTTTATTAGCTTTTAAAATTATTTCAGTTCTTTGTTTAATGTGTTTAGCACAAAAAACTGGATATTTATAAATATCTTTTGTTGCTAAGACCCACCCCTCGGCAACGCCATCCCAGAGATGAAAGACACCTCCTGCCGCTATCGGCTTATCATTGACAAGACCCGTAAACGACATACCAATTTCTTTTAAAAAATAAGCATATTTTCTATGTTCTGGTTTTAATTCCAAAGCTTCACTATTTAAACCCTGTTCTAATATCTGGTCAGCGTGTTTGTTTTCAAATGGAACAATAACGACTTTAGACACTTTCTGTCTCCAATCTAGGATAGATCCCTAAAATCGTCATCGGTAAAGCTTGGGGTTGTTGCACATAAACCAAACCTTCGGTTCCATAATCGGTATCAAATTCAATAGACTTATCTCCTGTAAATAATGGGATGGGTAAATCCATAGGAGATCCACTCGATCTGAAATCGATTGCAGTTAAATTAGCAGCGTTGGGTCCAACACTTGCTCCAACTGTATTTTGAAATCTAACCGACAAGTCATAAATTCTTTTTGTTTTTGTTTGTGTGGTTTCAGTATAACCTTCATCTAATCTCATCGTTTGTAAATCAGAGGTATAGAGTAATCCTACTTTAGCCTGTTCAGTAGCATTCGTTATGGTAATAGATCCGCTAGAAACTGTCTTTGAATTTTGTGCAGAACCTTCTCCAATAATATCAACTACCTCTCCTTCTAAATGATCCAAACCAGTAAGAGTTGAAGTTAAATCTCCTGTGTAACTTAATCCACTATCTAAAAAATGAAATGCAGTTAAATCTTCGTTAAAATCAAAGGGAGTAAAATATTCCACATAACGTCTCACCGCACCATTAATCCATCGTTTAACAATAACCCAAACTTGATCTTCATCACTATCCCCATCAATAACAGCAACGCTTTCTACTTTAGCATGAGTTAAAATATTATCGGTTTGTTCTGATGTGTGAGCTGATGTTAAACTCACATTAGTACCTAAAGTGCTATCTGTATAAAGTTTAAACTGATTGTCATCTATTTTTTCAATATAATATTTTGTGTTTTCAGATAAACCGCCAATAGCAGTTCCTGTATTATCATAATAAAAAATATCGCCTGTCGTAAAACCATGAGAGGCTGAATAAATAAAATTAGATGAAATATTAACACCTTGATAAATGTATTGAGTTGTGTCTGAACTAGGAGCAGATGTAAAAGATATAGCCGTTCCCGCTGTAGCGTTAGAAGCGGTTGTTGCTAATTTGATTGTATTACTGTCGGATGCGATAGCAAAATATAATGTTGAATTATTTAATCCACCAATAATATTACTAGCTGCATAATAATAAACTGGATCGCCAGTAGATAATCCGTGTGATGTTAAAGTTATAGTGTTGTTAGTGGTATTAACTATTGTTGTATTAGATGTAAAAGAAATTTGTTGATGAATAATATTTTTTGTTGTGTCTGATTTACCACCAATAATATGTCTGTGCCAAGCAGTAACATTTTGTAATCGATTATAAGTTAAACCCGCTAACACACCATCTGTTCTTGCTCCCCACACAACAGAGTAAGGTTCTTGTTGATAATCCATTTGAACCACACCACTTTCTGTTATATGATCCGCCAAAATTGTTAAGTCTGGTGCAGTATAACCATCGGTATCAAAGTTATAAGCAAGCTCTCTCACTTTCCTTTTAGCACGTTGTAAGAAAATAGTTGCGTTACCAATCGATAAAGCATCTACCCCAGCGGATCCGTAGTTGGATTGTTTTCTAATATTAATATTGGATGGAGTGATAGCATCTTGATTAGCTCCAGAACTCACAGCATATTCACCCCCTGTAGTCATGCAAATTAAAGTTCTTGTGGCTTTTAAAGATTTAATGGCATTTACCTGGTTAGACGCAATCGTATAAACCATCGCATCATCCGCATCGGTTCCTGTTGTCATGTTTTCATAATCTCCCGATTTAGAAAAAAACATGGTTTGGGGTTGATCGCTTGTTGCTGCAAAAACTAATCGTTGTTCAAAGAATGAGACGCAAGCGGGATGACCCGTGGTATCTGAAAAAGAACCTAATTGCCAAGAGGCAGTTGCATCAGTATTGGTAAAGGCATCGGTGATTGTGCAAACTACAACTGTGGTATTTGTTCTACCTGTTATTTTTGCTTCTCCACCATTAAATTTTATTATTCTTCCCACATCAGTTGTTTGCCAACCTGTACCACCATTAATACCAACTATAGCACTAGCTGTAAAATTGACGCTAGTTCCCGTTCCAGAGGATGCGGGAGTTATAGTTGTTGTTGTTGTATTAGCATCCATGTAGGGTCCATTAGTTCCAAAATCGACTTCTGTTAAAGTCCAGGAAGTATGACCCGTTCTTGATAACTTCATCACTTCGTGAGAGTTGTGGCAGATATACATAACATCTGCGGATTGTGCGAATTTTAAATCAAAGAGTTGAGCTGTCGTATATTCAGTTGTGATTTGATAAATTTTATTTGCTATACCCCCCGAAGAATAAGCTGTGTAGCCAGAAGAATTTATATCTGTACCATCTACATTTTGTAATTCAAAAGTATTAGTAGTTTTATCAGCTACTTTAAAAGTTTTACCATTCACTTGTGTCATCCCCACAACACCAGAAATATTTACAAAATCTCCATTGGAATAACCATGAGAGCTAGAGGTAACGACAGCTGGGTTAGCAGCAGTAATTGCAGTAATAGTTTTATTACCTTCTGTGATTTGACCATTGTCTTTAAAGAAACGGATATATTGATTGCCAAACTCTAAAACATAAGTTTGTTCAGTTGAAAATGTAAATGGAATTAATCGTGTGGAATTTGCAGAGGTTTTAATTTCAGAAACAAAATAAGTTCCTGGTCGTCTTGATACGGGTCCATGAGGTAGTACCACAAAATTTTCAATATTTGATGCTCCGTTAAAATATTTAGCGAAGTCGGTACGACCCTCCATAGAGGATGAAAGCTCCCCAGCGGTAAAGCTAGGTATGCTTAAAAGTTGTTTAGGCATATTTAGTATCTACTTGTTATAAAATCTTCTGTTATGATTTGGTCTGTTGGTGCAAGAGTAGGATCTGTATTATATCCTTCACTTGCGTCTGCGTGTCTAGCTTCTGATAATTTAGCTTTGTATTTTTCAGCCATAAGTTTTGCAACTTGTAAATTAGAAGTTATAGCGTAAGCAATATCTTGAGCTAAAGCAGCAGAGATAGTTTCTCTTAATAAAATATCTAATTGATTAACGTCTGTTTCGCTGGCTAGATAAATTAAATAGACAGAACTTTCTCCTATTAATAATTTTCTACCTTCAATTTTGTAATCCGAGTTATAATCTTTAATTCCTAAAATTCTTAAACAATCAGAGGGTAAAGTATATTGATAAGCAAATCCCCAAGCTGGAGTATCGCTATCTTGTGCTAACTGTATTCTTTTAACTAAACAATTCCAAGGATGTGAACGATAAACTGCATCTCTAACTGTTGTATATCTTTCATTACATATTCTTGCGTTTTTAGAGTTTTCAGTAAGTGCAGTTATAGAACTTGCTCCTAATTGATTTAATGCTGAATTACATATTTGAACTACTGATGCCATGTTATTCCTTTTTTATTATATATTTTCTTCTTAGTTTTCTTGGTTTAACCAAAGCAAATATTTCTGCTTCTGTTAATTCTTCTTTTACATCAAAACCATAATGATTTTTGTGATCGTTTTCAAAACGATCAACTAAAACATATCTGTAAATATAATTCTTATGTTTAAAATGTAAGATGGATTTTGGTTTATCTAACTTTTTAATCATAAGGTTCCAGGCGAGATTAAGTCTCCCGCTTCCCGCCTGAAATTTTATTTGCTAGTTACAAACGTAGTGAATGTTGAAAGACATATCGCCTTCAGTTCCACCCGCAGCAGCCATAGTAGCCGCTATGTAGTAGAAACCTCCAGGGTCAGATGACGCTCCAGCCATTTCCCACATTGCTTTTCCAGCAGTATTGATGTCAGCAGCTTCGTGTCTTACATCTGCCATTGCAGCAGCATCAGCTACAGCACTTGCAAAGTAATCTTCATCGACTACTGTTCCACTTGATTGATAAATTCCAACATTGAAAGTACATGAACCGCCAAATGTATCTGATCCTACCCATATTTGAGGTACAATCGCATTACTTGGTATCGGTGCTAACATAACAATATCGTCATCATCACTATCACCAGCTTCTACAACAATAGTACCTTGAGCTACACGAACTACTCCGTGTAACAATGCACTATCTGTAAGAACTGGAGGCGTAGCTTCAAAATTTGCTACTAAGTCTGAGTTTTTAGTTCCCATTGTGATTTTCTCCTATTCTATTAATTATGCTTCATGACAAGGAATTTGAACAACTTTATCTTCTTCCATTCTTACTGCTCCCAAGCTCATTCCGTAATAAACTTGTGTTGAGTAAGACTTGTCAGCTCTTTCAGAGATTTTCGCAGATATATCTTTTCCGATACCTAATTTTACAGCATCTTCAGTATATGCAAAAACTAATCTGTCAGATGTATATGTTGCATCCTTGTTCAGTCTAGTTGACATTATGAACTCAAAACCTAAGAAGGTATTTACAGCTCCAGTTGCTAATGCACGAACACTATTGTAGTCCGAGCTAGTAACCTGTGTAGTACCTAATAGATCTGAGATCTGTTGAGGTCCGCAAACGAGGTATCTTCTTAAAGAAGGATCTACATCGTTATTATCTAGGATTTTCTTCGCAGCCAAAAGTTTAGCAATCGTCAAACCATCTGATTGGTCTGAAGTCGCTGTTTTTTGTCCAGAAGGTAAAGCCGTAGATGAACCACCAGCAACACCAGTTGATGCAGATGCGTTGAATGCAGTTATAATAACGTCATCCATTGCTCTGTTCATCGCTGCCGCTGCGGCTCTTGCGTATGAGCTAGTAGGGTCTACAAGCATTCTAACCTTGTCAACATCGTCAACAAGATCAGCCCATTCATAGTCTGCTAAGCTCAATCTTCTTCTACTGTGTGGCGTGTCTATCTGAGGTGTATCGCCATGTCTGCTCGTTCTTAATTGAGCAGCTGTTGCTCCGACTTGATCGAAGAAAGCGTTTTTCCCAGTAACTTTTTCCACATCAACAGAAGATCTTAGTTTACTTCCCATTTGTTGAGAAAGCATAGCTACGTTTGAACTATACTGCTCTACAAAAGAAGTTGTTATTTGTGAACTCATTATAAGTTCCTCCTGTTTTATAGTTTATGTTATTGTTAAGCGGATGATTATCCTTACGGGTCGCTCCTCGATTTCAGTTCTCCTGGAACCTATACTTTCATAGTGTCAACTAGGGTCTTTCGATTATCCTAATGATTTTTCAGCTATACGTTATTTTTTTGTTCTCGTAAAGCCAAAACTTCTTTAACTGCAACAGAATGATTCGGATGGTTTTTATCCCAATAAGCCGAACCTGTTTGAGTTAATTCTCCAATTTGCTTATTAATTTGATCTGGTGTCATATAACTTGGTCCAGATGGATTAACAAATTGATCTTCTCCCATTTTTTCTGAAAGAGATGCAAAAGCTTTTATGATAGCAGGATGATCGCCTAACTTTGTTCCATCCGACATATTTAAATCTAATACACTAGGCTCAATATATTGCTTAGCCATAGCAGAGGCAGCTTTTAATTTATTGTCATAAGCTTGCCCATATTCTTTTTTCAAAGCTACAATAGATTCGTTTCTAGCTTTTTCTGCTTTAGCATTATTTTCTTGAGTGGTTGCATCAACATTACCTTGATACCACTTAACCATTTCATTCGCTTGATTGGGTAATAATCCCATTTTATGTGCATGTTCGGCAAATGATTTTAAACCAGATTCATTAATTCCTTTTGTATCAAAAGAATATCCGTCTGGAGTTTCTGGTCTGCCTAGTTTTGAATAAACGGCATCCCAATCTTTTTCAGTTGCGTATTTGTTAGGAACTGGAATTTTATCCGCTCCTACCATTTTTTGTGCATGAACATAAGATTTTGCTAAACCTTCTATATCTTGAATATTCTCTAAAGATTTATCGCTTCTTAAATCTTCAGAAAGGCTTGCTTTCCAATCTACGTTTGTTTGTGGAGTTTCTGTTTTAGGGTCTCCAGACAGTACCGATGGTTGTTCTTGTACTGCTACCTCTTGATTTTCACTACTCATTTTTCCTCCTATGGTTTTTTATTGAGCATATTTTTAATGAACAAGATAACAGATCTTGTTCCTTCTAAAAATGCAGACTCATGACTATCACCTTTAATGTGAGTAGTTGTATGATAACCGCATCTTCTTTCCAAATCTTCCAATACTTTTTTTCCATTGTCAGATTCAAAAACTTGTTTGTAAGCTAAGTTTAATTGTTTAAGATCTTTTTCATTCACCAGTTGCCGCCTTAATAGCTGGAGCTGCTTTACCTGCTGCTTCTGCCATTTGCATTTCAGATTGCATTTGTTGCATCTGTTCTTGTTGAGCTTTTCTTTCTTCTCTAATCTGCTCTACCTCAGCTCTGGATTTTAAAATCTTAGCTGGTAAACCTATAACATCTTTTAAATGATTCACTAATCCATCAGCATCTAAATAATCAAATACTGGAGAGACTTGTTGAACAGCTCCAAAAACTTCTATTCCTCTCATGATTGAAGATAGATCTCCTGATTTTTGAGCTTTCGCTATAGGAGATACATATTCAATTTCAATCACTTGACTTTGTAAAAACTCTGGTGGTTGTAAAAATTTATTTTGTTTAAGTAATATATTAAAACATCTTGTTATTAATGGTTGCAATAACTCGGATTGTAGTCTGCCTAATACTGGTCCAAGTATTCTCATCTTCTCTTCAGTTCTTTGCATAACTTCTGTAGCTGTCATGTTTTGACCCGCTACTGTCATTAACTGATCGACAAAGAAGTTTTCTCTAATTGCTTTTCTTCTTTGCTCTTCCATCTGTAATCCTAAAGGCTGGTTACTTCCGATGTTTAATGGTTCAATTCTCTCTCTTGTTCCAGCTCTATAATAGTTTAATCCTCCAGGAACAGTTCTTACGGGTAATATAAATCCATCATCTGGAACCATTAAAGGTGGATCAATTTGTTTTTGAGCTGCTTTAATAGAAACCTTAGACATTGTATTTAACATCTTAACGTCTGGTAAAGCATTCATCGCAGGAGATCTTCCATAAATCTCATTGGATGCTTTTAAATATCTTGGAACAACATAAGGAAAATCATTAAAGCCACTTTCGCTTAAAAGAAATCCTGTAGATTTATGAACATAACAACTTGTAAAAGGTTTATTAATATTGTTTTCATAAATACCACCCATCTCATTTGGCATTACCGCATGGAGAATAGGCACGTCTTCGTGCGGTTTATCTTTAATTAAATCCTGTAGATTTATGAACATAACAACTTGTAAAAGGTTTATTAATATTGTTTTCATAAATACCACCCATCTCATTTGGCATTACCGCATGGAGAATAGGCACGTCTTCGTGCGGTTTGTCTTTAATTAAATCCTGTAATTCTTTTGGAAACTCAGTTTTAGGAAACATTGCTGGTAATACTTTTGCTTTTAAATTAAATTTTCTAACAACAGTATCAACAGTTCCTTTTTGGTTTTCAGCTATATATAATTCCGCAATATGAATAGTTCTAAATCTTAAATCATCCTCTTCATCATTTTGAATAAACATTCCCGCTGTACCAAACGCAATTAAGTCATGATATAATTCAAAAATTTCTTGTTGGAAGTTAGATCTTGAAAAAGCTTGCAACATTACTTTATTACAATTTTCTAACCATTCTCTCGAAGTGTCATCCTGGTCAATAACATCATCTCTAAATTTTAAAGAAAACCAAGATGAGGTTGTAGAAGTAAGCATGCCATGAAGAGATGCTGCTAATAATTCTAAAGCGTGAGTAGCTGTACCATCATAAATTTGATCGTGCCTCTTATCACCTCTAGTTCTTGTTTCTGTAATATCAGCTTTTCTTGGTAGCATATAATCTGCTACATCCTGCCAATGATTCTCCCATGTGTCTCTTTGATTTTTTAATGAATCAAATGTACTAATAACTTTTTTTGCCTTCGGTGTTAATTCCATAAATTATCCTAATAAAGTTCTTTTTTGTAATTTTAAATCTCCAGATCCTAAACCTTGTGGTCCAGTTGCAATCATTGAAGATCTGCCTTTTCCTCTTGTACTTTCAGTTACATCAGTTGCAGTTGCTTGAGAAACCTCTGATCTGCTTGGTGCAACATAAGCTGGTGCAGGAGGCGGTTTTGGTTTACTTATTACGCTTCTTACTGGTCCACCCATATTATTCTCCTAATAAAGTTTTCTTTTGAATTTCTGCTTCAGACTCATCTCCTTGAGGTGAAGTTAAAATAGTTTGTTTTCTACCTGTTCTTCCTCTTCGTATTTTAGCTGCATCTTCTGCTGCTTTTTTTCTTCTATCTTCATCTTCATAAGAAGGTGAAGCTGGTAGAGCTTCTACTGGAGGTACAGGAGGCATTGCAGGAATTTTTGGCGTTAAAAAACTCATCTAATACTCCCATGTATTTTATAATTATTCATTGCTGTTGTTTCTCTTATTTTATTTTTTTCTTCATAATCATTAATAGAAATTGCTAAATACCTCATTGCATCGCAAGCATGACTACTCCAATCATGAACAGGTTTGTTATTAAACATTTTCATCTTCTCGTTATACTTTCGATGATAATGTCTTAAAGCATCTATTAATGGTTTTGTCTTATCCAGATTAAAATAACATCTGGGTAAAATCATTTTTAAACTATGGATGCCATCTTCCAAAGGAAGTTTAGGAAGTATCTTAAATCTTATTCCTAATTGGTAAGCCACCTCTCTTCTCGTTTTACCACTTGAAAATTCTTGAACCTCAATATCATGAGGCGCAAAATGTTTATCGTAAATATAATCTTTTTCTTTAAGAACTTGTATATAGTGCGGTAAACCTTCTCTTCTATTTTCGTAAAAATCTATAATCCTTATTGTATTACCAAGCTTTTGATAAAATACAATAGCTGTTGAATCTCCAACTCCAATATCAAAAACTGTTGAAACTAATAAAGTTGGATCATAAGCCATTAAAGTAATTTGCTTATTATCCTCAAGCTTCTTCATAATCTTGCCGTATATAGATCCCTCTATATTAGCAACCCAATCGCACTCAAATTCTTGGCGATACTTGGTATCTCCCATCTGCTTTTTAGCAGCGTCTAATTCTTCCTGGTCTATAATCTTCGTTTTAGATGCAGGAGCTGTATAAGCATACCATTTATCATCTGCTACTGCGTGCTGATATAATTCGTAAAATAAATTACTCATTCCAGCTGGTGTGCCTATAAAATAACAGAAACCCTTACGATCCGAAAGAGCTGGTCTAATTATCTCATTCCAGAGCTTAGGTTCTATTTGTGCAACCTCATCGATACAAACCCCATCTAATGCCAAACCCCTAAGAGAGTCTGGATTTTCTGAAGAGAGTAAAGTAATTCTTGCACCATTTGGTAAATCACATCTTAATTCAGTTTCGTTGAACCTTGTTGTTGGTATGGGTCCAGCAAACATCTTCAAGTAATCCCAGGCAATATTCTTAGCCTGCTTATATGTTGGTGCAATATAAGCATATCTTGGATTAACTAATTTGTTTTGTAATGCTGCTCTAATAAGATGGTTGATAAGCATTACAGTTTTACCAAATCTCCGATGACAAGCAAGAACTGCAAATCTGTAATTGTTTAAATCTTCGTGTAATTTATTCTGCAGCTCCCTTGGAGTATATGGTATCTCAACGTGCATTTAGATTATAATAGCTATAATAAGAATAACAGCTGCAGCGATCACAACTTTTTTATGATCCCTCCAGTAATGTTCAATCTCGTTAATTATTCCTAACATATTCATATCCCCCCCTTTTTTTAGTGGATTGTTGGTAAACCAAATAAATCATCTGTTGGATGATAATCTATCCCAGCTTTTTTCATAAGTTTAGATGCGAAAGCTTTAGAGTGTTCTTCGCTTTCAAATCCGTTAAAATGAACAACCATGCTATTTGACTCTGGTTGAACAAATACTAAAGCGGTAATTAATTCTTGAGCTGCGCGTGTGTCTGTGTGAGTGTCTAATTCGGGAGTAATAAGAATATTGCGCCCAGCGCCAGCTTTTGGGGTGATACCCCTTTGCGTAATTCCCTTTTCACTTTTCAATTTATCGCGTTTTTTAATAGTCATTGGTTTCTTAAACCGCTGTGAAGTCATGTATTTAAATAATTTTTTAATCATTGGGTTAGTCATTGGGTTGCAATTAGTAATCATTAGCGAACAAATAGCGAACATCTCAGAAATCATACGCGCGCGCGGATATTTGTATTCGCATGTAATGTACCTAAGAATCCAAGGCTAACCAGGTGAAGTGATAAGGTTATTTCTTTTTATGTTTTCGAATTAAACCCGCTCGCTCCAGGTATTGCTTTAACATCCACACTTGATATGTGATCCACAACTTCTTTAGCTTGTAACAAATTGTTTTTATCATGTG